TTCCCCTCTATGTAATCATCAATACTAATAGTTGGCTGGCATTGCTTAATCCGCGCCAGCATGCGGCTTGAAATCATCCCTTGATTTATCCATCTGTAGGGCGTCGTCCTTGACACCCCTAACTGTTGCGCCAGAGCTGAGGCTCCGCCGCAATCAGCGACTAATCGTTCTATATCGAAAGACATTATATTGACACCCTTTGGTGATTATTAGTTGACACTGTAGTGCAAACATGACACCTTTAGGTCTCTTAATCAAGATTAAATTGAGGTTATTATGAAATTACGGAAACCAAGCGCCAGTAGTGCGCCCAAAACTCCCTTCACAAAACCTGTTACCGAATGGCACGCTGAGAAACGTGGCGGTGTCTGGTATGTGGAGAGCAAAGAGTTTCAGCAGTGGGTGAGTGAGGCTCACAAACTGGAAGAACAAATCGAGTCTCTTTCTGAGGCACGCAATGAAGCACTCCACCGCATTCGCGAAATGACTGTGAATGTAAAAGAGAATCCTGACGATGATGTCGACATGAGCGGACATGGCTTCGACGTCAAAGTCAAACGACGTAATCAGTTCCGTTGGGACAGCGTCAAACTGGAGGAGATATTTGCTCAGTCAAGCAATCTCCCCACCCACGTTAAGAAAAATCTAAGCGTGGACCGTCGTACATTTGAGACGGGGTTGACCGCAAGCGAGCAAGACGAGCTTCGGCCAGCATTAAATGTAGTTAGCCAAAAGTCCGCAGTAACCATAACTAGGAGCCGATGATGGGATTATTTAATTCAACATCTAACGCCGGAATGAAGCACCACAAGACGCTTCTTTACGGACACCACGGGTGGGGTAAGACCTACCAATGCCGCTACTATGCTGAAGAGTATGGTAAGGGGCTAATTATCTCTGGCGAGAGTGGTCTTGCCAGCCTGTCCGATGTGGACATTGATGTCGTTGACTTCGTTGGTTGGGACAGCAAGTACCACCCAAACCTCGAAGAGGGGCAATACTGCTTCAGAGACATTCTGCGACTGGTCAAGAGTGACGAGTTTAAGAAGGAAGAGTACAAGTGGATTTGCATCGACAGCCTGACTGAGATGTCTGACCGCTGTATGGCGGACGTCGAAAAAGAGTTCGACAGCCCTACCGACATGCGTAAGTGGCAGGACTATGAGCGTCAGATGATTGGTGCGCTCAAGTTCATTCGTGACTTACCTTACGAAGTCTACGTCACGTGCCTCGCCAAAGAGGAAAAGAATGACAATGACGCCATTGAGTATTGGCCGATGGTCACGCAAACCAAGGTGGCCAAGAAGTTGCCAGCCTTGTTTGACCACGTCTTCTGTGGCCTACGTTCTACGGATGAAAGCAGTGGAGCTGTCACCGTATCTCGCCAAATCATTACCGACTCTGTGCGCGGATGGCATGGCAAAACCCGCGACCCTCGTGGTCGCCTCAAAGCCGTAGAAAAAAGCGGCAATGTTGTTGAGCTTCTCAAGCGTATGAGTAGCGACGACAGTCAACTGAAAGCAGCGGAGTAAAATATGTCTGATTGGAGTTTCGATAAAATTGACCTTGGTTCTGTGGATGAAGGTGGTGGACGCGCAACGCTCACCCCTGGAAATCACGCAGTGAAAGTATCTGAGGCAACTATCAAATCAACGAAGGCTGGCAACGGCAAATACATCGAGGTCAAACTCGCTAATGATGCAGGCCAGTATGTGATTGACCGCATTAACGTGGTCAACAAAAACCCAAAGGCACAGGAGATTGGTCTGTCCCGTCTCAAGTCTTTGCTTATGCACGGTGGTCACGCCACTCCTGATAAGCCAGGTGACATTGCGTCTCTGGTTGGTCTTGAGTTGGGTGTTCGTGTTGAGCAAGGCGATAGCTGGCGGGACTCGGATGGCAACACCCGACCTGGTGGTGGTCAGCCGCGTAACAGTGGTGCGTATTTTGCGCTTGACGGTAACGTCGAGCTTGGAGAGTCGGACGCACCTCGCATGAGTTCTGGCAGCTCGGCATCGGCTCCCGAGGGTACAGCGTCTACAGGCGCGATGCCCAACGATGATATACCTTTTTAATTAACCCCCCTTATTAACTAGAAAGGTAGGGGGCGTCCTGACTGAGCTGTCACTGAGAACAGGGCGTCCCCATTTTTTATGGAAGATATTGTAGAAAAAATAGATGAGTCCGAAGTCGAGAAGAGCCAGAACAGGGCTTATCTTGGCGCGTCAATGATTGGCAATGAGTGCGAAGGTTACTTGCAGATGGGATTGCGCGGCTATCCTAAAAAGCCCTTCCCTCCAAATGTACTGCGCATATTCCAGCTTGGTCACATCATTGAGGACTTGGTTGTTGGTCACCTAAAGAAGGCTGGCTATCACGTCATGGAGAAGGATGACTTCACCGGACGCCAGTTTGAGTGGAAGGATATTGGCGGTCACATCAAGGCTCATGCTGATGGCATGATTGACCTTGGTCTTGGTCGCTTATCCCTACTAGAGATTAAGTCGATGAACGATAAGAAGCACAAAGAGTTCGTCAAGCGTGGCATCAAGGCCGCAAACAAAACCTACTATGAGCAAGTCCAGATGATGATGGGCATGAGCGGCACCCTTAAAGAGGCGCTGTTCATTGCTTACAACAAGAACAACAGCACTTACCACTGTGAGGTTGTTGAGTTCGATGACTTGGATTACGCGTTCATTGTAGACAAAGCCAACCGCGTTCTTGCTGGCAGCGCTGTTCGTCTACGCAGAGAGCGAGGGAAGTTCCCCTGCTCCTGGTGTGACCGAGAAGCCTTGTGCTGGACAGACGAGGCAGACGAAGAAATACCTGCGATTTGCAGGACATGCGACCACGCTCGTGCTCACGAAGACGGTGGGTGGAAGTGCACCTTACATAAAAAAATATGCGGCGACCCTTGTGATGACTGGGTCAGGCTGAAGATGGAGGAAGCATTGTGAGTTACTTAGAGAGACTGCTTACTCTCGACAAAGTTATCGAGCAGTTAGGGCAGTCAAAGTGTGAAGAGATAAAGCTCAGTCATCAAGTGGTGAGTATGAGCGAGCGGATTGGCCAGATGGGGGAGAGTGATAAAAAACCTTCTGACTCTCTCATCAAGGTGATGGACAAGCGGCGCTACACAAGAGAGCGACTGACTGAGGTTCGGGTAGAAATACAAGAGCTGGAGACAGAAAAAGAAAGACTAAAAACAACACTGGAGTTTGGCGATGAGTAGGATATTACAAGACGCGATTGATGTTATTGAAGAACGTGGTGAGAGCTACGGTCATCCTCGGGATAATCTAAAACGCATCGCCGAGATGTGGAGCACTTACTTAGGCATTGAGGTCGGCATGCACGACGTGGGTATGATGATGATATTGCTAAAGGTTGCTCGCACTGTTCCGACCCCTGCACATAGAGACAGCTTGGTTGATATTGTTGGTTATGTCGGCGCTATAGAGCAGGCACTAGACCTTGATTAAGATGTGGCATGTGACTGTCCGCGAGGCAGAAGAAGGCGCGATGTTCTTAGACATGTCGGATGTCCTCGATGACATAGGCTGGGAGCATGGAGACGAACTTGTCTTCATCAAGAAGGAAGACGGCTCCATACTCATTCGGAAAAAGTTTAGTCCCAATCCTTAGTCCAGTTAGTGTTCCAGCCTGATGACTTCTTGCCTGGTTTCGTTGGTTCTCCAGCCACCTTGTCTACGAGGTCTTCTCTGAGACTTCTGATGCCACCAGCTACAGGAATACGTTGAGCAACTGCTCTCATGGCATTTCTTTCTTTGCCTGTGCCGTTCTCATCTCCGCGCATTGCGGCATCCCAACCACCAGATACAACGTCATATCCAGCCCACAAGGTTCCTACCCAAGGACCGCCTGCAACACCTGCTGTTCGCATGGCTCCGTAGGCACCGCCTTGGTCAACTTGTTCAGTAGTCTGATACATCATGTCTGCGAGGAGGCCCAAGCCACCGAGCATCACAAAGCCTTCCAGATACCAACCCAAGAATGCGTCTACGTCTCCGTGTAAGCCAGGGTCGAAACCAAGACGTTCTGCCATTTCTTGTGCAGAGCGTTCTCGTAGATTGTCCCCGTCCTCACCACGTCTCTGCACCACGTCTTTGACGGCCAGAGTTCCGGCACCCGCAGCAGGAGCCACCGAGGCCAGCATCAGGAGAGGACCAAAACGACGTCCACCACCTGTTACGGGGTCGACTTGTGTGGCCTGCTTGATGCTGTCGCCCACCATGCGCTGAAGCATAAGTGGGTATGACTTGAGCTGGAATATCATGGCACCGACGGGTGTCTGAGCCCACAACGGAATGTCGTTGGGGTTAGGTGTGAAGATGCTTTCGTTAGCAAACTTGTTAATTGCAGAGCGAAGTTCAGGCATCTCGTTAAAGTCAGAGACGTTGTCGATGCGACGGTTTTGAGCCAGCATATCATCCAAGCCGTAACGACGGAGGATGCGGTACGCTTTCTTGAACGTCCGGTTCTGGGCGGTCAGTGGCGCTTGCGGGTTGAAGTTCGTAATCGCTCGGTTGAACTCAGACTTGAACCACTCAAAGCCAACTGCCCCAGCCATCTCACGCTGTGTATTTGTCCATGGTGTGAGCATTGTGCCGTTAAAGAATGCGACAGTGTTCTTGGACGATACAGAGCCATAGAGACCCGTCATGCGCTCGTGAACAATGTTCTCAATCGCAACCCCAGAAGACCTGATGAAGTCCCTGTAGTGTGGGTCTGCGGCGTATTTAGCCATACCCTGAGACCAAGACTTGAGGCTGCCAGTTCTGATGGCGGACAGTGCAGGGTCACCTAATGACGTGAGGGTTGTGAAGCCCAACAATGTCACCGAGTTAAAGTTACGCATGTTCTTGGAGAAGGTATGAGCGCCAGAGAAGTTTACCGAAGAGGCATCAACTGGTTTGCGCATAATCGCGCGCATAACGCCGTTGGCACCTTTGACCACATCAGCGTGCGGACGGCTTCCAAGAGCCTGTCTATCCATGATTGCGCCAGTGATAGCATCCACGCGCTTCTCATAGACCCCTTTGTCTATTGCGTTTGTGCTTGTGTCGAGAGACATCAGATAATCTTTTACCGCAGCGCTTCCTTCTTGCGCACGGCTGATTGCTTCTTTTGCAGCCTCGACACCACCAGCACGGTCCTGGAACGGCATCGGTGTGATGCGCTCCAGACTGCCAATGTCTACGGTATCGTTAGTGTTGCTCTCGAATGAACGAAGCTCGCGCTTCGCTATTTTGTTCGTTGACAGCAGGTGGCCAATAGACTGGGTCATGTCACCCGAGTCCTCTATGACTAACATATAGTCATGGAAGCCGTGCGATTGTTGACCGAACTTCTGAGAGAAGTCGATGCGACGAACAGCACCGTCCACATACTTAGACATGATGGCCTCGAGGTCATCCTCTAAATAGTTTCCAACATCGTCGAGCTCTTCCACAAACTTATCTAGGCGAATGAGGCGCTGGTAATCAAGATGGTCACCAGTGACGTCGCGACTGCCGCCAGTAGGCGGTGGTGTGTAGACACCATCGTCGTCGATGAGGTTGCCCATAACACGACGGGCTGTCTCTAGCGCCTGGTTATCATTCAAGGGGGCGTCTCTATCCATAGACTCACGCTTGAAATAGTTGGCCATGGACTTGAGGAAGGCGTCTTCGTTCTGACGTATCTTCTCGACATTCCAGACTTGTGGGAAGTAGTTGTTTACCGCCCCAATCATAACGCCCTGGTCCTTCATCTCTCCGTGTAGACGGTCAAAGATGCCCCGGATGTTTTTGTATGCAGCTCGTTCTGCTGCGTCCATGCTTTGCTCGTAGCGGTTGCCCGTTGGTCGGCGCAGTGCGTTCACAATTTTCCTGTGAGAACCAGGTTGTTTTGCGCGGAACTTCTCAGGCATGAACGTGTATTGAGTTTGCGAACGGAGCCATGAGTTCAGAGTTCCAGGGCTGTCCTTGAGGCTACGCAACTGCTTGAACAGTGGCACAAGTATGCTGCCTGTCTTGCCGTTGACGCGCTCAAAGTGACCTGTGCCTGCCTCGCGCGATGGCGCAATCCAATCAGCAAACCAATTTAGTCCATCACGACGCAGACGCTCTGAGTTTTCAAGGAACCCTTTGTTCCAAAGTCGGCCCATTGCCCCAGCTTCGCGAGAGTCTGGCACCTTGCCTTTCGACATCTTAATCATGCCGCTAGTGGCAGACGGAGCCATGCCTGACTGGTCAAGCGCTACACCAAGAGACGTTGCGTGTTGTCCATTTAGCTGAAGACCCTCAAACGCTGTAGACATAAACGCATTATTTACTGCACGAATGGCGGGCTTAGCGCCGAAGCCAATGTCACTGTCAATGCTCGTGTTGTCGAAGTAGGTGTCGTCTACCGGGCGGACGTTTTCGTTATGGAACACGACCAATGAACGCTTACCGTCCACAGTCTCAGTCACACTGTCGACGCCAATGTTGCCCAGTGTTGTGCGGATTTCACGTTCCGCTGTGGCGGGGTTCTTGGCGGATGGGTCTATTAGTCCCTTCAACCAAGCGTGAGCCTCAGTGCCTGTCATCTCTTGACTAAGACCCTCAGCGGCGAGCCGCAGTTTCTCTTGGGTAACGCCAGCATCACGAGCCATCAGGTCATTGACGATGGCATTGATTAAGCTGCTGTCTCTCATGTCGTATGACACGGCGTCGTCGAAGTGGGCGACGCTCTCTGCTTTGATATAGACAGGTTCCGCAGATTTTTGCCCAGGGAATAGACTGTCCAATTCCCTGTCTATTTCACTAATCTGGTACTCAGCTATCTCTGCTTCGGCGGAGAACACGTCAGCGTTCTCGCCCTGCTCAGCGCGGTCACGCATCTTTGCAGACAACTCTTGGAAGCGAGCCCTAGACTCGAGAAGCCCTTGCATGTCAGCAATAGCTTCCTCACTCTGGCCCTCCATGATTGACGCAATCTTTTCAGCAGTCAGCCCAGCTCGTTCGTCCACATCGGATGCGTCCATGAATACGCGTTTGGCACGACCAAACCCAGTCTTCTCTGGTTTAACCACACCACCTTTTGTGCGACCACCGAAGTATGGGACTGGTGTATCACCGCCCCCTACGCCGTTACCCACGAAGTTTAGGATTGCGTTCTTGCGACCCGGAGTCGCTGTGCTGAACGCCTCACCAGCAAACTCAGCGGCCATCGGTGTAGACATGCGTTCGCGTATGACAGTCGAGCGGCCAGGTAGGCTGGAGAACGATGCCTCCGGCGGCGAGAACATGTTGCCAAAGCGGTCAATCATTGGGTGAGCCAGCTTTAACTCGTTTGGCATTATACCGTTTGTCAAATAAGCGATGTTTTCTGACACATATTCAACCATCTCGATGGCGTCATTGCTCAGATTCAGCTTGTTAGAGCTTTTTCTCATGCTTGATTTAATGATGTTGATGGCTTGCTCGCGTGTTTCTACACCGAATACGTCCTGGACATCACCAACCTCAACCAATTCTGAGCCGATAACCAGGTCAATCAAGTCGTCTACCGCGCTTTCGTCCGACGCTTCAATCTTTACAGCGATTTTTCGGAGGTTATTGCGGGCGTTCTTGAAGGAGTCAGAAGCATAGTCACCCATAAACATCTCTGTATCGGTGGCTCGCGAATAGTCTCCGCCTATTGAGTTGAGTAATCCAATAGTCATCTCGCCTTCTTGCATCCCGGTCAGGATGTTAATGCGTGAGTACAATGTTCTCATGCCGTGGGCGACTACAGGGTTGCGCTGCGAAAGCTGGCTTTGTGCTTCGCGAAGTGCGAACGGGCCAGACGGTGTAACGCTGTCTTTGTCTACGCCTACGGTGTAAGTCACCTCAGTGCCTACTGCATCAGCTACGACTTGGTCGGTGACCCCAGTCTCTGTAATAGATGGGTCCTGAACTTCGGCGCGCTGCCTATGAAGCAACTCCATCCCAAGCTGACGACCGTAGTCGTTTTTGTTCTGGTCGAACGCACGCTGGATTTTGTCTGTAGACGCAACGCGAGGAGAGAACGTGTCCTCCATTTCGGTAGGAGCTGTTGTCGTAACATCTGGCTCTATAGCCTGCTGTTTGACTTGCGCCTCTGTCTTGGCTGGGCGCTTCTCAGCATTGCGGCGGCGCTTGGCGTTCCTGCCAATAGCCTTCATCTTCTCACGATACGGGTGTGGCTTCGGTCGAGGTGCCAAGGATAGGTCTGGCAGGATTTTAGATGCCTCGTCTGGCAGGTTGTTGAAGGTCTTACGGCCCTCTCCAATCATAATGTCCAGAATCTCGAATGCAGACATAGCCTGACCGTCTGTCTCTCCGTCAAGTATTCCGTCAACTGCCTTGAGCACACTTTCTGCGCGGCGCTCAATACCAGAAAGGTAAGCGTCAGTTCTCATGAACTCATCGAACTCACCCGAGGCAACAACCTCTTCCGGCATATCAAGCGCGTCATAGATGCGCTTATACAGGGTGCGTGACAGCCCGTTTGTTTTCTTAGTTAAACCAAAGGATGTGTTATCCGAGCCTGCTCCAACCAAACCATACAGGCGGTTAGCCAGTTCTTGTGCTTGGTGCAGTATGCCTTCGGGGCTGTCTAGCTCTATTGCTTCGATTAGGTCATCTGCAATGAGCTGGAAGTCCACCATCCTGCGGACGAGTGCTTTACCGCCAGCAGACGAAGGCGCATCAACGCCTCCCTGAGCTGCGACTGCGCGCTCTGGCTCGGGCATAATTTTGGAGAACAAGGGAACCAGGTCTGCATCGACCTTGTTCGGGTTCATCATTTGGTCGACGACATTACGAATGTAACGTGAGACCTCACCCCACCATTCAGGGCTGACGTACTGGCTCATTCTTTCGTAATAAGCAACGTCACGGAACTTGGGTGACAGACGCTCTTGGTTAGCCCAAATCATAAACTGGTCTGCGAAAAATTCTTGGGGCGAACGCGTGTCCTTGCGCAAACGCATGGCTCCGGCCAGTTGTGCGTCAGGTACATTCATGTCGAGGATTGCGTCTTCGTCAGCTCTGCCCTCATTCATGTACTTCTGCATGCCATCCCAGAATGTGAGCCTGTCCTCATTGGAGAGGACGTTATTGTATGCCCAGTGAGCAAGCTCGTGCACCATTGTGTGAACACGTGGCGTCATCGGGTTTACTTGTTCTGCGGCAACCTGGACGGTGTTTTGTTCAGGGCGGTACATACCGTTTGCGCCAGCAACATCAGGCTCACCAAATTTAGGTGACCCTTTGCCAGCACCAGACAGGACCTCAAGAAGGCGGCGGCCTTCTTTCTTTTCTGATGCGTTGAAGTTAATCGCGTGCACCTTAAATTGACGCTGACTCTCCTTGAGAGCCTCAGTCGGCAAGCGGATTTCTTCTGGAATGTACTTGGCTCGGAACTCATACATAGCGCGGACAAAGTCAACGACGTTGCCTTGCTTGTTTAAGTTGATACCACCACCATTTGCCTTGCCTATGTTAGGCCAGCCAACAGACATCTCCGCTGTTCGCAAGATGGTGTCTAGGCGCTGCTTGTTAATCTCAGCACCTTTGAGCCTACCCAACAATGCAAACGGGTTTTGACTTTGGTTGTCTCCCACGGGGATTAGTTCGGCCATATCCAGCAGCACATCAAGGTCTGCGTCAGCGATTTCCACTGGAATTTTAGATGCTTCGTATGAGCTAATGAATGCACGCGCTGGTGCATTGGCACCAGGCGTGAATGGCTCAAAGGAACTCTCAGCGAGCTTTGTGCCGTAGGTTGCGCTTCCGTCTACGTAACCAACCTCAAAGTCCTTGATGCTGGACTTGCCGAGCAACGTGTTGATGTCAGCACCAGACTGGAGTTGTTTCTGCGAAATCACACGGATGGGTTTGTCCGGGTCAACGGGACGTAAGGCCAGGATTCTACCGTCTGCGTCTATGTTCGGAACGTCAGGTACATTTCCAGATACTTCGCCTTTGACCCTTTTAGTGTCAACGCCGTTGACTTCTGCAATCAAACGGTCAAGGTCACCATGACCATCAACAAAGTCGTTAGCAATCTGAGTAAGACGGCTACGCTCTGGCATAGACGGCTCGTCGATGTTTACGTCAGCTTTGGGTGCACTCTCGGCTTCGCCACGCATGTAGCGCATGAGCGCTTCATCTTTGTAGTTTTGCTTAGTGACGGGGTCGTAAAAGTATCCCTTGCCATACTCGGCTCGCTCACGCTTGACTGCTTTACGGCCACCCGGGAGTGACTTGGTTGTTGCCGCACCACCAAAGATTTCTTCTCCGCCAGTGGAGACGTAAGAGACGGGTGACATGTCTTGCTCGCGACGAGTCCGGGTTTTACCGTCCGGGTCGGTAACGTCCTTCATTAGCTCACGCTCTGCGTAAGCTCTTGCCTGGTCTGCACCATAAATGGTGTTACCCTTTGCGCCTTCGGTTCCTTTGATGACCTTGGGTGCTGGGCCGATAACTGTGCGCCCGTCGCCTATATCTGTGTTGCGACGCAGGAAGCTCTGTAGACGACCACGGGATGTGCGGCCAGCAGTTGTTTCAACTGGGGGACTTCCGAGTGGACTACTGGTTTGGCTTTTAGGCTCAGGCTTGGGCAAGAAGCTCTCGGACAGTGCTTGACCCTCTGCGATTGTCGTTGCGACATCCTCGTCCATGCTGGGGTTGTTTGCCAGCAGGTTCTCTTTGAGTATCTTTGCGCGACGCTTTTGTGTCTTTGTTAAGTTGGCGCGAGACTGGAATGCAGACTGAGCAAGCTCAGCTTCTACCGCATCCATCAGCTCGTCTGCATTCTTGGGGTCTGTTTTGCGTAAGATTTCCCTGATAACACGAGGCTCTTGCTCAAGCAGGGTAAAGAAACCATCATCGCCCAGCTTTTCGCGGATAGGTGTAAGCGCATTCAGGGCGCGCTCTGCGAGACCTTCGCCCAGTCGCGCTGAATCCCGCGCTTCTTTTGTGGCTTGTCGGAGCTGTTTGGTTGATTGCGTAGTAAGAGCGCCGCTATCGGTCGTATCAATATCGCCGTTGGCAATCATCGCACGCAAGTCATCCTCGTCCATGCCAGCATCTTCTAGCATCTTCGTCATGGTCTTGCGTTGGTTGTCGCTCCGATAGTTGATGTCTGCTGGCTGCTCGACCGCTTCGTCGGCTACGTCAGCTACTACATCTGGAGTTGCATCCGCTGGGCGTGCTGCTGTCTGTACCTCAACACCTTTGTTCTTGGCAATCTTCCTTACGTCGGCAATGGTAAATCCATTCTTGCCTGATGGTGTCTGGCCAGCGAAGTCTTCTGGAGTGAGCCCTGCGCCAACCGCTTTTTCTTTGACTGAGTTACGGCTGAACTTAAAGTCGTCCAGGTTCGGGGCGGGAGCTTCTTCCGCCTGAGCTTCTACATCCGGGGCTGCCTCGGTTGCTTCCGGGGTTGCGTCTTCTTTTTTCTTCTTCGCAGCAAACTCGGCTTCTGCCTTGCGTAGACGTTCTATGATTCCAGGGTCACCGTTCTCGATTGCCTGGTCGTACAGCGCACGCAGATTATTTAACTCAGTGTTGAGTCGGCGTGCTTTGTCTATTCGCGCTGGTTCGTTTGAAGCAAAGTTATCGGCAATCTCGGCCTGGTAGTTATTCATGCGGTCGCCAAGGCTACGCATCTCCGTCAACGTGTTTATTCTTGCCTGGATTGCTTCCTTGTTTCCTGGGTTATCAAGGTTGTCGCGCAGGTCTTCAGCCGCTCTGGCAATCTCATTATCAATCGCGGCTACGTTTATCTCGCGCCCTACGTCGATGCCAGTGCGGTTGTCTCCGTCAATCTCCGCTGCTTGTTGTGCGCCTGCATCAACGTCCGCATCAACTTCGGGTACTTCTTCTTCAATAAAGTCTGGGTTGGCTGAACGCTGCAAGTCAGTCTTGAGGACTTGACCCACGTATGGCTGCGGCATTTGCAGGATGTCTTCTTCGGTGTATCCCAAGTCTGCGAGCTTTTTATTTTCGCGAGCGATGGTTCCTGGTGCGGCTACATTGCGGCCCATCTTTTGATAAGCGCCACCAGCGGCACCAAATACGCCACCAGCTACACCACCAAGAGCACCACCAAGGGCTGTTGCTCCAGCAAGTTCGCCAACACTGAACCCGTCCTGTAGACCAACCTGTTGGTCTCGGACTTGCTCGAGCGCATTGAATGCGCCTTCAGTCAGTGCCCCGGCGGCTGCCTCGCCTTTGGCACCAGCCGTAACCGCTTTACGCATTACAGCATTGCCACCAGTTCTGATTGCAGCTTTCGCTGCTGCGCCACCAGCCCCGAAACCAATTAGGTTAAGTGGGTCGGCTGCGGCAGCGAGAATGTTTTGACCAAGCCCAGCAGCACCGCGTCCGCCTTCTTCATAGAAGTTGGGCGTGCTGTCATAAACCTCTTTCATGCGGCGCATGAGAGTGACTTGTCTGTCGTCTGATGTGTATGCCTCACCAACCTGCTTGGCCAGTGAAACGGAGTTCATAGATGCCCACGTCTGGTCAGAGTAAAACTCATCAATCAGGTCGGCGTCATTATCGAAGTATTGGCTTTTCTTGGAATAGTATTCGCGCAGCTCAGCGATAAAACGCGGGTCGCGAAATGCGTCCAGTCCAGTTGCGGTGCTTAATGTGCCTGAGTCGTAGGAAGAGACATCACTGACCTCTTCGTCAAAGCTGAACAGGTCGGTGTTGTAGTTGTTGTCAAACTCATTTGCCACGTCGGTACTCCAGTTTCCGGTTTAGTGGATATTTCCACCAAACTACTGGAGAACCTGCTATGTGGTCGTCCTTATTGGAGAGCCTCAATTATGCGGCGGCGTAACTCTGCCTCCTCCGCTTTGGCATCCGCGCCATCAGGTCGACCGTATCGGTTCAGAGGTGTCGTTCTGATAAGGCCAGCTTGGTCCATAATGGTGTCGAACATTTTGTTTGATGGACGTTGATTGCTTCGAGGGTTCACCCTGCGGCCAGGAGCCGAGAACGACTGAGCGTTACCACCCATCCGACGGACTTCCTCAGCAAGGCGCTGGATGTCAGCATCGCTAATATCTCTGTTTGTTAGTCCGCCCGCTACTCGACGGCTCGCAAGGTCAAGCTGACCTTCGACGCTCGCTCTGCGTTCCAGAAGCATCATCTTTTGCTGCTCAAGTGTGGCTTTCGCAGTTTCGCCGGAGGCGTTGTTCGCGGTTATCATCTGCGCGTTAAAGTCGCCGTCAAACGTCGCCAGGAAGTTTGCTTGGTTTTGGCCGTATGCTACAGCGCCATTGATTTGCTGGATGTCTCTGTCAATCCTGGCCAACTCAGCATCAATATCTGCCATGTGAGCTTGGTATGCTTGAGGACCAAAGCGAGACTGCATCTTGTTCATCTTGCCCGCGAGATAATCATCGGTAGGCTGAGCGACCTTAGCGGTTCGGTCGGCTGATTCTCGAACGCGAACGCCTATCTCTCCCTCGTTTCCGCTGTCGCCGAACATCTCTTTTGAGTAGGCGCTGGCGGTGGTCATGGCTTTTGGGCGGCCCGTTGCACTAACGTATGAGTCCACTAGCCTAGACTCGTAATCGGCGATAG